GAAATTCCCATCGATTTACATATCGCAGAGATATTGAGCAAAATATGAAAACTTTTAAACAGTTCGCAGAAGAAGTTAAGAAATCAACAGGTACTTTAAAGAAGGCATGTTGGACTGGTTACACTGCCGTTGGTATGAAAGAAAAGAACGGCAAACAAGTTCCAAATTGTGTACCTGAAGAAACTCAAATCGAAGAAGTTGCTGCATGGCAACGCAAAGAGGGTAAACGTGAATCTGGTGGTTTGAATCAGAAAGGTATTGATTCTTATCGTAGAGAACATCCAGGTTCGGAGTTAAAAACTGCTGTCACAACAAAACCTTCAAAATTAAATCCAGATTCGAAATCAGCAAAACGACGTAAGAGTTTCTGTGCAAGAATGTCTGGCATGAAAAATCGATTAACCTCTGCAAAAACTGCAAATGATCCAGATTCAAGAATCAACAAGTCATTGAGAAAGTGGAATTGTTAATGAAAACATTTAAGCAATATGTAAAAGAAGATGGCATGGGTGGAGGTGCTGTTGCAGCTGCACCTACTAATGTCGTAGGTGGTGGTTCTATTGCGGGCAGTGGTGGTAAAGGTGGTGAACCTGGTGTCAATCTAAAGAAGAAAAAGACACCTGTGATGATGCCTGTTGTAACACGCAAACCTCCAAAGATGTAATCATGTGGATACTGACATTTCTTCCTGATTGGATTTTCTATGCATTGTTCTTTGCTGGCGTAATTGGTTTACTATCAGCATTTGCATTAAAGTTTATTCCATTCGTGTCGAGATATACTTTACCAATTCAAATTGTTTCAATCATATTGGTAGTGATTGGTTCATTTATGTCTGGTGCAATATCCGATAACAATGAATGGAAATTAAAAGTAGAAGAAATAAAAGTTAAGAATGCTGAGGATGCTGCAAAATCAGCAGAAGAAAATGTAAAGATTGTAACTAAGATTGTTAATAGAACTAAGATTGTTAAAGAACATGGTGAAGATGTAATTAAATACATCGACAAAGAAGTGGTTAAGTATGACGATAAATGTGTAATACCCATTGAATTCGTCAAAGCATTAAATGATGCATCGAAGGCACCAAAATGAGATATCTATTAATATGCTTATTGCTTTCTGGTTGTGCATCAATCTTTCCATCAAGTCTTAAATTCCCAGAAGCACCAGAACTATTATTACAAAAATGCCCTGCGCTAGGTAAGTTGGAAGAAGGCGCAAAATTGAGTGAAGTCGCCAAATCCGTTTCTAATAATTATACTCTATATCATGAATGTTCAGATAAGAATGATGCCTGGAATGACTGGTATCAAAGACAGAAGAAGATATATGAGGATAATTAATGCAACTGACATTAGAACAATTAAAACAACTACTACCTAAAAATAAATATGTTGAACATTGGCATCATGTTCTGGAACAATTGTTACCAGACTACGAGATCAATACTCCACAACGTATTGCTGCATTCATAGCACAATGTGCTCATGAATCAGGTGAATTTTCTACCATCAAAGAGAATCTAAATTATAAATGGGAAAGTCTGCGTAAGATTTTCTCAAAATATTTTCCTAATGATGCACTAGCACAACAATACGCACATCAACAAGAAAAGATTGCGAATCGTATCTATGCGAACCGTATGGGTAACGGACCAGAAGAATCTGGTGATGGTTACAGATATTGTGGCCGCGGATTGATTCAATTGACGGGAAAAAGTAATTATCAGTCATTTGCTGATAGCTTAGAAATGGATGTCAATGATGTTCCGGATTATCTTGCGACATTTGAAGGCGCCGCACAATCTGCATGTTGGTTCTGGGAAAGCAATAATTTAAACAAGTTTGCTGATACTGGTGATATTCTCAATATGACTAAACGCATCAATGGTGGAACTATTGGTTTAGAAGATCGCAAAGCACACTATGCTCATGCACTACATGTATTAGGAGTTTAATATGTCAGAAGAACAAAAGGTCATGAGTGAAAGTGAATTGAAAAAAGAAGATTGGATGAACTCCAAGTGGCGACCAATGATGGGTTGGATGTACATGTTGGTTTGTATTTGTGACTTTGTATTCTTTCCAGTATTGTGGAGTGTAATTCAAGCAATCGGCCACGGACAAGTTAATATTCAGTGGCAACCGATCACACTACAAGGTGCTGGTTTATTTCACATTGCAATGGGTGCCGTTCTTGGTATTGCTGCATTTGGTAGAACACAAGAAAAATTGGGTGGCGCAAACAATGGAAATGTAGGTTCAGTATATGTTCCACCTGCGCCAATAAATAATAATTCTATTGTGCCACAAAATACACAATCACCATATTCTGTTCCGGCAGTCCAACAACCAACAACAATTTCTATGGGATACGGTGGCAAACCTGCGCCGCCTCCTGCATATCAACCAGTCATTTAAAGGGAAGCATAATGAAAAGATCATTATTAATTGCTAATCTATTATTACTTGCTTCTATCGGCATTGTACAAGCAGCAGAAATTAAAGAAGTTTGCCACAAAGAAACTAAAAAAGGTAAACAAGTAGATGTTTGCAAAAAGATCAAAGTACATAAGAAATTGAGTACTGAGAAGTGATATGGCAAATATTCAAACAGATCAAGATTGTATTGCAATAAAAGTGGATGTTGGTGTTTTGAAACAACAAGTATTGACACTGACGCAATTGTGTGATAAAATGGACAAAGTAATTGAAAAACTAGTCGATAACCACGACCGTATGGTCGAACAGATTTATACCGACATGGAAACCAGAAAAAAAGATACGGTTAACGACATTAAAGAACTTCACTCCAGGATCACTACGGTCGACAGAAACCTAGGTGATAAGATTGAACTCACTGAACGCCGTATTATGGAAGAAATTAAGAGCTTACGCAACCAAATTTCGGAACATAATAAAAAAGAAGATGGTGAATTACGAAAGATCCTGCAATGGAAATGGACCGCTGCAGGTGGTATAATTGTAATTTTATGGTTACTTTCGAATATCAAACTTGACATACTGACAAAACTACTGAATTAACTTTTTTATTATATTATATTATGAGCATTTTTATTGATCGAACTTTCTTACTGAGAGTTTCCCCTAAGCTTCCAAAATTCGCGCAGAAAAAAGAGGACCTGTATAACTTCAGGTGTCCTCTCTGCGGCGATTCAGAAAAACACAAAAACAAAGCACGCGGTTACATATACAAAAAGAGTAACAATTATTTCTATCGTTGTCACAATTGTGGCGCATCAACATCTTTCTATAATTTCTTGGAACAGGTCGATCCATCATTGTTGAAAGAGTATGCACTTGAACGATATAAAAACGGAGAAGTAGGTCCGAAAGATAATTATATCAAACCAACATTTGATGAATTTAAAGCACCTGCACCAAAGTTTAAAAAGGGTTTCAACATTCCGACTATTGAATCTTTACCAGAAGATCATTATGCAAAAGTCTATGTTAAATCCCGTAAGATTCCAGAAAGTCATTATAATGATTTATATTTCGCACAAGACTTTAAAAAGTTTGTTGACGATTTAGAGATTGAAAAAGAAGGTTTGAAGGAAGATGATCCTCGATTGGTATTACCTTTCTATGATGCAGATAAGAATCTGGTTGCATTTCAAGGTAGGTCACTTGGTGAATCCAAATTGCGTTATATCACAGTTAAACTGGATGATGACAATAACAAAGTGTTTGGTGTCAATAGGATCGACCCAGAACGCATGATCTATGTGGTTGAAGGTCCAATTGACTCCTTATTTCTAGACAATGCGGTAGCTACTGCGGATTCAAATCTGCAAGCTGTTACCAAACTGTATGATAAATCCAATGTCACATTGGTATTTGATAATGAACCCCGCAATAAAGATATTTGTAGGCAGATGGAAAAAGCAATAGAAGAACATTTCAATGTGGTTATCTGGCCAGAAATGATTGATAGCAAAGATATTAATGATATGATTTTGGAAGGTTTTTCACCAGATGAAATTCAAGATATAATAAGTAAGAATTCCTTTGTGAACTTGAGAGCAAAGATGGAATTTGTTAATTGGAAAAAAACTGATAATTTAATGGAGAAAAAGAAATGGATGTGAAACTTATATCATACACACAAGGCGCCACCGGCAAGAACCTTTTAGAACAAGTTGCATTTGCTGCACGAGTGTCTAATCCTGCCAACCAGGACAACTCGGACACAGCAGAAAAATTAGTTAGGTATCTTATCAAGAATCAGCATTGGTCGCCTCTGGAGATGGTTAATGTCTGTCTGGAGATCACCACAACGCGAGATATTGCAAGACAAATTCTACGGCACCGTTCATTCTCTTTCCAAGAGTTTAGTCAACGTTATGCCGTTGCTGACCTTGGTTGGGAATATAAAGAAGCGAGATTGCAAGATTTAAAAAATCGTCAAAATAGCGTAACAACTGAAGATGATGATTTGCAAAAATGGTGGAGAAGAACACAATTTGAATTGTCGATGCGAGTTGAAGAAATCTATGAAGGTGCTCTTAAACTGGGTATTGCAAAAGAACAGGCGCGAGCAGTATTGCCGGAAGGTATGACCGTATCCCGTCTGTATATGAATGGAACGTTGCGTTCTTGGGTTCACTATATACAACTCAGGTCGGCAAATGGTACACAGAAAGAACATCAAGATGTAGCAATTGCATGTGCCAGAGAAATCGAAACTGTTTTCCCAATGATTAAGGAGTTTGTGAATGTATAATGATGTAAAGACTTTTATTGAAGCCTGTGACCAAGATCGCAATGATGATAATGCTTATTTGTATCAAAAATTAATTAAAGAAGAATATGTTGAATTTTGGGAAGCAGAAGCAGTAAGTGATAAAGTAGAAGAATTAGATGCTTGCATGGACATGATCTGGGTGATTCTAGGATATTGTTACATGAAAGGTTGGGATGTAAATGGTGCATGGAATGAGGTTGCTCGTTCAAATCTTGCAAAAATTAATCCAGAAACAGGTAAAGTAAACAAAAGAGAAGATGGCAAAGTATTAAAACCAGAAGGTTGGACTCCGCCACAATTAGAACAATTTACAAAATAAAAATAATAAGGCAATATTAACTATGGAACATTTCGGAATCAAAATAGATTTAGATAGGGATAAACTATTTGATGAATTGGGAATTAAACGATTAAAAGAATCATACATGAAAGAAGATGAAGCCTCACCGCAAGAACGTTTTGCGTTTGTTTCACATTCTTTTGGTAGTAATCCAGAACATGCACAACGACTATATGATTATTCCAGTAAACACTGGTTATCATATTCAACTCCTATTTTAAGTTTTGGTCGTGCAAAACGAGGTTTACCTATTTCATGTTTTCTCAATTACATCGAAGATACAGCAGAAGGATTAGTTGATAACTTATCAGAAACTAATTGGTTGTCTATGTTTGGTGGCGGCGTTGGTGTTGGTTTCGGCATTCGTTCAGCGGATGATAAATCTACTGGAGTTATGCCTCACCTTAAAATGTATGATGCGTCATCACTAGCATACCGTCAAGGCCGAACTCGTCGAGGTTCTTATGCAGCATATTTGGATATTAGTCATCCCGATATTATTCCATTCTTGGAGATGCGTAAACCTACCGGAGACCCTAATGTTCGTTGTTTAAACTTGCACCATGGTATCAACATTACTGATGACTTCATGCAGATCATTGAGAACTGTATGGTTAATCCTGGAGCAAGTGATGATTGGAATTTAGTTGATCCAAAATCAAAAGAAGTTCGTGAAGTTGTTTCTGCAAAACATTTGTGGCAAATGATTCTTGAATTGCGTATGATGACAGGTGAACCATATGTACACTTTATTGATACTAGTAATAGACATTTACCTCAGCACTTAAAAGATTTAGGTTTAAAAGTGAATCAATCAAATCTTTGTTCGGAGATTATATTGCCAACTAATGAACAGAGAACAGCAGTTTGTTGTCTGTCTAGTTTGAATTTGGAGACTTATGATGAATGGAAAAATGAACCTTTATTTCTCAAAGATGTGGCCGAAATGTTGGATAATGTTCTCCAGTATTTTATTGACAATGCACCTGATAGTATTTCCCGAGCAAGGTATTCTGCCGGCCGCGAGCGAAGCATTGGTATTGGCGCTCTTGGCTTTCATGCTTACTTACAACGCAATGGAATTGCTTTCGAAGGTGTTATGGCTAAAGTTGCCAATAATAAAATCTTCAAATCAATTCGTGAGGGATTAAATGATGCGAATATTCAACTGGGCACTGAACGCGGTGAGGCTCCTGATGCTATTGGTACTGGCCATCGTTTCTCTCATGTTATGGCCATTGCTCCTAATGCTTCGAGTTCCATCATCATGGGTAATACATCGCCTTCTATTGAACCCTATCGCGCTAATGCTTATAGACAAGATACTCTTTCCGGATCATTCTTGAATAAGAATAAATGGTTAGAAAAACTATTAAAATCTAAAGTTTTGCTTGAAGATGAATTACCTGATATCTGGTCAAGCATCATTGCAAACGATGGTTCTGTACAACATCTAGCAATCTTGACACAAGAAGAAAAAGATGTCTTTAAAACATCGATGGAAATTGACCAACGATGGGTTATTGAACTTGCTGCTGATAGACAAGTGTTTATCGATCAAGCACAATCATTGAATCTGTTCTTTAGACCAGATGCACACATTAAGTATGTTCATGCTATGCATTTCATGGCATGGAAAAAAGGCTTGAAAACTTTATACTATTGCCGTTCAGAAAAGATTGGTAAAGCAGACAAAGTATCTAAAAAAATCGAGCGACAAGTAATTAAAGAACTTGACATGACACAACTAGCACAAGGCAATGACTGTATTGCTTGCGAGGGATAAAAATGAAAAGAGTATTGAGATTTACAGCTTCTTGGTGTTCACCTTGTAAAATGTTAGCACTTCAATTGGAGGATATTGAAAACAAACCTCTAATTGAGGTTATTGATATTGATAGTGAATCGGAAGTTGCTATTGAATATGGTATCAGAGGTGTTCCCACTTTGGTTATGTTAGATGAAAATGGTGAAATTAAAAGAAAAACGGGAATGATGCAAAAAACAGAATTAGAGAGTTGGTTAAATGATTAAGAAAACAAATTTAAATTTAACAGAAGAAAGAAGTTCTTTCAAACCGTTCAATTATCCATGGGCTTATAATGCATGGTTGAAACATGAACAGAGTCATTGGTTACACACTGAAGTTCCAATGTCAGAAGATGTTCAAGATTGGAAAAAGAAATTAACAAATGAAGAAAAGCAATTTTTAACCAATATCTTTAGATTCTTTACACAAGGAGATATTGATGTTGCTGGTGGTTATGTTAATAATTATCTTCCACATTTTCCACAACCTGAAGTGAGAATGATGCTTCTTGGTTTTGCTGCCAGAGAAGCACTACACATTGCTGCATATTCACACCTGATTGAAACCCTAGGTTTACCGGAGACTACATACAATCAGTTCTTAGAATACGCAGAGATGAAAGAGAAACATGAATATGTGTTAGGCATTTCGAGCAATGCAGACAGTAAAGAAAATACTGCAGCAAACATTGCAGTATTCTCCGCATTCACTGAAGGCATGCAGTTATTCAGTTCATTCATCATGTTACTCAACTTCCCCCGACACGGCAAGATGAAGGGAATGGGTCAAATTGTAACATGGTCAATCGTTGATGAAACACAACATTGTGAATCGATGATTAAATTGTTCAGAACATATATAGAAGAAAATAAAGAAATTTGGAATGATGATTTGAAGGGTAAGATTTATTCAATTGCAGAAAAAATGGTAGAGTTGGAAGATAAGTTTATCGATCTATCATTCAGTATGGGTGGAATGGAAGAACTATCATCTGAAGATGTAAAGAAGTATATTCGATATATTGCTGATAGACGTTTAATATCATTAGGTCTAAAAGGCATCTTTAAAGTGAAAAAGAATCCTCTGCCTTGGGTAGAAGAAATGATTAACGCACCAACACATACAAACTTTTTCGAAAATAGAGCAACCGATTATGCAAAAGGTGCTTTGTCTGGAGATTGGGGTGATGTTTGGGCCAACTAAGGAATTAAATGACCGAAAAAATAATAACAGCAGAATGTAATAGCTGCGAATCTAGTTATGTTGTACAATATGTAGAGGAACTAGTGTCTGAACATTACCCTGAGCATTGCCCGTTTTGTGGTGAAGTCATTGAAGAATTAACTGAAGAATCAATGGATGAAGATGATGAAGAATTTGACGATGATGAACAAACTAAATGGGACAACTAAACTGGTTACACAACGGTATAGAGTTTGTCGATGAGTTGATTGGTGATAACTACGGTTTTGTATATGTTATCACCAATCTAACCAACAATAGAAAATACATCGGCAAGAAATTCTTTTACTCGTCAAAGACAAAACAAGTCAAGGGCAAGAAGAAACGTTATAAGGCAGCGTCTGATTGGAAAACATATTATGGAAGTAGTGATAGTTTAAAACAAGATGTTGCATTACACGGACAAGATAACTTTAAAAGAGAAATCATTCACCTATGCAAAACAAAAGGCATATGTGGTTATCTTGAAGCCAAAGAGCAATTTATTAATAACGTTTTAGAAAGTGATGATTATTACAATACATGGATTATGTGTAGAGTGAGAAATTCACACATTAAGGATTTGAATGCTTAATTTTTTGAATAGTGTGAAAGAGTTTGATGCATTAATGTTTTTGCCTGACGAAGAAGAAGGAACTGTTAGGTTTGAAGTTTGTACATATAAAGATGCGGGCGAATCTGTTGGTGGCAGTGAAATGGGTTTGGAATACCACATTGTATTGTTTAAAGTAAAAGATGGTAATGCAATCGAATTTGATTCTTATGATGCGATCCTTGTAGAACCTAGGACTTATATTGCTATGTTGATTCCCCAGGACTTTTATGGTTTGGTTGCTCGAAAAACAACAACCTCCATCAATTTAGTGAATACCATGAAAGAAACAATTGACAATACTGATTTTTCATGATACTATGGTGTTTTTGAAACTATAAGAAAGTTTGTTATGATTCTCGTTGACCTAAATCAAGTATTGCTTTCTGGCCTGATGGCACAAATCTCAGGTCAAAAGGGTGTTAAGTTGGAAGAAGGATTGGTTCGCCATATGATCCTAAACATCATCAGGACTCACCTGAAGAACTTCCGTAAAGACTATGGCGAAGTCGTGTTGTGTTCTGACAACCGCAAATACTGGCGTAAGGAGTTCTTTCCTTTCTACAAAGCTGGTCGCAAAAAATCTCGTGAAAAATCTGACCTGGATTGGCATCTCATCTTTGATATGCTGGCCAAGTTTAAGGTTGAACTAAAAGAAAACTTCCCATACAAGGTAATTGATGTTGAAGGTGCTGAGGCTGATGATATTATTGGTACTTTGGTTCCTCGTCACATTATGCATGAAGATATACTAATCATTTCCAGTGATGGTGACTTTTTACAATTACAACAATACAATGGTCGCAGTCAGTACAAAGTCAAGCAATACAATCCAGCACAAAAGAAATTTCTTGTGTCTGAAAATCCATTGAATGAACTGAAAGAGAAAATCATCAAGGGTGATAAGGGTGATGGTATTCCAAACATCATATCTCCTAGTGATTGTTTCGTTCGTGATCTACGTCAAACACCTGTTACCAAGGGTAAGTTGGAGAAGTTCATGAAAGAAGATAACAATGAATATGATGATACTGCAAAGACTGGTTATTCACGCAATAGTGTATTGATCGACCTGCGGAACATTCCATCAGATATTCAAACTGGAATTATAAATAGTTATGAAGAAACAAAACCAGTATCGAAACAAAAGATTCTGGACTATTTCATTGCACATAAAATGAAAAATTTAATTGATGTTATTGAGGAATTTTAATGAAAAATGTATATGAAATTTTTGATGAATTTGAAGAAGCCAAAAATAAAAAAGAACGAATGTCGGTGATTGAGAAAAATCTATCTGCAACATTGGTTAAAGTTTTGGAACTCACCTTTCATCCGAAATATCAATGGAAAGTAAAAGAACTACCTGAGAACTATAAGTTACCTACTGATATGCTACCAGGTATCACACATGACAATCTGAATTCACAATTGCGCAGATTGTATATGTTTGTAGAAGGCGACGCAACGGCAGAAAGTCTAACACCTCGGCGCCAAGAAGAAATTCTATTGCAGATTTTAGAATCTATTGAACCTCGTGAAGCAGAAGTTATTCTAGGCATCTTCCAAAAAGATTTGGGAGTAAAAGGTCTAGATTATAAGTTCGTCAAAGAGGCATTCCCCAATCTTATTCCATGATTAAAAGAGAACGGATCATTATCACTTCTGGTGAGTTCGATCCTTTTACACCCAACGACTTAAAGTTCCTTAAATATTGCAAATCTAAAGGCGATTGGTTAATTGTCGGCCTTCACACAGATATGTTTTTGGAACTTTGTCGTGGTGGCCACACTTACGATTATGAAGATAGAAAAGAGATTGTAAAGAGGTTAAGAATTGCAGATGAGATATTTGCGTTCAGTGATGGTGATGGTACCGTCTGTAACTTATTGAAGTTGGTAAAGTATTGCTACCCAATGTCAGAATTAACTTATATTACTGACATTGATATGCATAATATGCCAGAGATGAAAATCCGAGGTATCACATTTGAGACATTAAAATAGGAGCTATAAAGTGTCGAAATACGGAAGTCAGTCTTACAAAATTAGAGACTACAACGAAGATGATTATGATTACGAATACGTTACTAAAAAGAAACGTAAGTTAGAGAATGAAGAAGTGAAAAAGTCTAAAAAATATAATAGGGAAGAAGTAGATTATTACGATCCCGCCTATGTCAAAGAAAGTCGCCGAAAAATGCGATAAGTCCTTGATGTTGTAAAAATACAACACTGGAGTTGACAATTATCCTGACTATGTTATAATGGTCACACTATGATAATATATACAAACTCCAGAAGTTCCAAGAAAAAGAAGAATCCCAATGCAAAGCAGAGGGAATTGGATGATTCTTGGAGTAAACTAATGCAGAAATATCCTGAAAAGACCTTGAAAGTTAAGGCTCCCAAGGTATATTCCATTGGAATCCCTCCAGGTCGAGAAACCGTTAAATATCCCAGTCTAAACAGCAAGTATCATGATTGTTCCAGAAAACCCACGCCTGTATATACGGGAACTAAGGTCAAAGGCATTGGTACTATGCACAAGTCAAACGCTGTCCCTATCTTTTCTGATGAAGAAGCAGTGGATATTGCAACAATGAGGAGATAACAATGAAGAATTCAAAATTTGTAGTAGAACTGAAGCGTCCGGTGTGTCGAACACCGATTAAACCGGTGATAAAACACAAAAATGTCGCCGGATATCTAAGGAAAAGTAAGCATCCACTGAAAGTGTCGGAAAATGACTAACGAAACAATGAAAACGTCGCAAAACAACTTAATAGACCGGTTCAAGAACAGTTCCGACACTCTTAAAGAACTCGAATTGATTAATCGACAATGGGTCACTATGTCTTTGCATGAAAAAGATCAAGATTGGTATAAAAAACTCAAAGAAAGTTATGAATAATCATTATTTTAGTGAAGTGAAAGACGTTGGTGATGGATCCGGCGATGTTTTCATTGAATTTCCCGAAGAAATGCTGAAGGAACTGGGTTGGGACGAAGGAACCGTACTAAATTTCAAGATTGAAGATGGTTGTGTTACTCTAACCGCGAAAAAAGACAATATATAATGCAATTAATTGATTCTAAGTCCATTCTCGCCAAACTAATGGCGACAGAAAATCTTACCGTTGAACAACGACCAGTGCCAACAGCATCATTCGATGTTAAAAATCGTGTACTCACTGTTCCTGTACTAGATAAAAACATTTCAAGTCAACTTTATGACCTATTCATGGGACATGAGGTTGGACATGCTTTGTACACTCCATTAGATAGTATGATGAAAGCGAAAGCTGACAAAGTAAATATGTCAGTGCTGAATGTTGTAGAAGATTCTCGTATCGAACGTAAAATCAAAAATCGATATCCTGGACTTAGAAATTCATTTGTTCGAGCATACACTGAACTGATTGAAAAAGATTTCTTTGAAATCGAAGGCAAAGATTGTGATGCACTAAATTTTATTGACCGTATCAACCTTCATTGTAAGGGTGGTGCAGGTATGCGTATTCAATTTAATGAAGAAGAACGTGAACTACTTGATGAAGTCGAAACTACTGAAACATATGATGAGGTAATTGACCTCACCAAACGTATTTGTGAGTTTATGAAACAACAACAAGAAGAAGAACAAGAAAAGAAGAAAGAGAAAAAACAAAAACAACAAGAACAAGAACAGGAAGAGTACGAAGAAGAAAGTAAATCTGAACCTAAACCGAGTCCAAGTGGTGATGTTGGTGAAGATGAAGAACCGGAAGATACTGATTCTGAAGATGAACCTGAACCACAATCTGCTGACGAAGATGAAGCAGAACCGGAAGAACCAGAACCTGTTCCTGAAGAAATTCGTTCATACACTGATGATGCATTTCACAAAAATGAAAGTCAATTGTATGAAGAACGACCTGGTGAATATGGTTATGCAAATATCCCAAAAGTGGATATTACGAAAGCAATCTATGACTATAAGACTTTGTGGCAACGATATAAATCAGAGGGTCATAATACATCACACGATGAATATCTCCGTCTGAAAAAAGAAAGTAACAAAGTTGTTTCGTATCTCGTCAAAGAGTTTGAACTTCGCAAAAATGCGGACCAGATGAAACGGTCCACTGTGGCTAAAACTGGTGATCTGAATATGTCCAAGATTTTCTCTTATCAATTCAGTGAAGATATCTTTAAAAAGGTTTCTGTCGTTCCTGGTGGTAAGTCACACGGTCTTGTTATGTTCCTTGATTGGTCTGGTTCAATGTGTGACCACTTGAGTAACACGGTAAAGCAACTAATCAATCTGGTTATGTTTTGTAAGAAGGTTAACATTCCATATGAAGTATATTCGATTGTAGATGCATCAGACAGTTCATTAGATTATACACCTACATCAAAAGCAGGTGATCTGAAAATGATTGGTTTCTCATTGATGAATATTCTATCCAGTAGAATGACTGTGGCTGAATACACATATGCAGCATCAGCACTAGTGCAAATGGCCGGTATTGGTTCACAACGTCGAACGGGTTATGTTCCGCAATGGATGCAACTGAAAGGTACACCATTAAATGAAACAATCATTGCTGCAATGGAAATTATTCCACACTTCCAGAAGATCAACAAACTGCAAGTGGTAAACACTGTATTCCTTACCGATGGTGAAGGTCGTACACTGGTACATGTTTATGATGACCGTAAAATGTATCCACAACAAACTGGCCGTTATGCTGATGTTCTTTGTGCGCCAGATATTACTTCTGGTGGAAAAACACATGTGGTGATTCGTGATACTGTCAGTAAACATCAAGAAGTTGTGGATGTTACTCGCGCTGCTGGTGGTAGAGGTAACTATGTCAAGGAACAAACATCAGCACTAATTAAGTTACTGAAGGCACGAACCAAATGTAACATCATTGGGTTTTATATTATCTCTGGTAGAGACTTCAACAAAAAGGTGTATGATTTCTATCCAAACACACCAGTTGAAAAATTGGAAGTTATTAAAGATCAATTTAGAAAAGAAAGATACACCATTCAAACCAATGTGGGTTTTGATGAATATTATATTCTAAGATCCAATGGACTAGATACGGATGAAGAAGCAACACTTAATGTGAGAGACAATCCTACTACTCGTGGTCTCGTAAATGCTTTTTCAAAATATACAAGTAATCGTATAACAAACCGAGTAGTCTTGAATCGTTTTATTGGATTAATTGCTTAAGGAGTCTTTTATGTTAATTTCAGAATATTATAATGATGGTCGCAGCGCTACAGTAACAAGAGTTGAAACTGGCGGCGGTACATATTGGGCTGTAGAACTATTTCTCGATGATAAGTTTTTTAATAAGAGCGTGGCACATAATGTGGAACATGCAGAAGATATTGCAGAAGATTTTGTCAACCAAACTGGTAGTCCAAGTTTTCTGAGCGAATGATGATGAACGACCAGATAGAGGAAATTCTCCATATTACACAAGAGGAATGTGCTGAAGTAGTACAGGCCATATCCAAAGTTTTTAGATTTGATTTTGATAACAGGTATCCCGAAAACAATCAAAATACAAATAGAGAGCACTTGGAGGAAGAAATAGGAGACCTACTCTGTATGGTTGACATTCTCATAGAGAAGTGTATAATATCTGATAGTAACGTAAATAAAGCAAGACACGCAAAACGTGACAAGTTGAAACGATGGTCCAACATCAAGGATTTAAAATGACACCTAGAGATTTTTGCTTTTGGTTACAGGGACACATTTCAACAGGGAATATTACTACACCTATTGTAAAAGAAAAACTATCCCAAGTTGACATGGCGGTTCCTCCGGTTTTTCCCATTTTTCCTACAACATTCATACCAACACAAGATGTGTTTAAAACTTGTCCTAAATGTGGGTTATCATTAAGTGGTGTCATGAGTTATTCATGCTCACAGCCAAATTGTCCAACCGGACTTGGTTCACCAATGTGTTAATATGACAAAACGATACTCCGCAGTATATGACGCTCATTATGATGACGAATCTCTGCTATGGTTAGAAGAAGTGTGTGGAGACAAACTTTGTAGTTATTGTTTTGAACGACCAGATCGTCCCGAAAACTCCGATATTGATATAATTACAAGTGAACCACCAGATTAATGTCCAGCTTCCACCTTTTTGATATCTCGTTATACCAACTGAACATTTTCTCGTTTATGTTAGGTATGACATACACAGTATGTGGTAGTTATTATCATCGGTCTGCAATTAAAACCGTCATCGCATATTGGATGATCTTGGGTGCATATTACGCCTTCTTATATTATTCTACACAACCAAAATGAACTTTATACCACCAACTCCACGATCAATGACCAAAGAAGAATTTATTATTAAATGGGTTTTGGCTCGTGCGGCACTTAAAGAAAATTTGGAAGGTATTAACGCAGCTAAGACTGCAGCTGATGTTTATGATGCCATTCAACAACTTAAAGACAAATGATTCCTGTTTTTATTATTGCTGGTAACCTGCGCGAGTTTGAACAATTCACCAATAGAAAATATACAGAACTTACCACAGAATTGTTCCCACATTATGTCTATGTGTCCTCTGCTGACACACTAAGGGGTTTCCACAATCCACACGGGTTGTTTATTGGTTCTTATAAGAGTAGACGAGATATACGCGATATTGTTTATCAGATTGCAACCAGTTCAATGAATCCAATACCGGATATTATTGTAGAATTATGGAATGAAGTAAGGTGAAAACCATCATTGCCGCGCCTCCGGACTTTACCAACTGGAGTTACTTCAGCTCCTATCTGCATATCATCATACCACCATGGGAAGAAATCACTGAGGTTATCTCTACACATTCGTTAGGTACACGGTATGCAAATAAACATAAACTTCCACAGGTACACATCAATGACACTGGAGTTATGTCCCAATACGCAGATGGATTGATAGCCTTCTGGGATTATGAATGTGTTGATACTAAGAATATGATAGAAACGATGGAGAAGAAATCAAAGTGGATCATAGTGATTCGCACTGATATTAAATGGGAGAAAGAAATGGTGAATGGTGTGCCAAAGTTGAATAATGCATTTGGACGATTCGGTGTGTTGGGATGAACGACGATATTAAAGAACTCATTCTGATGCGAATGGATCGTCTGTATCAAGAACTACCCATTGAGTGGTGTGGGTATGCTTTGAGTGCTATTGAGGATATTGAGAAATTATTGTATTCCGTTGAGGACGGTCCTGAGAAAAAAATTTAGGAGAGAAAAGATAGTGGACGCTTGGGAGCTCCAGAAAATAAAAATTGGAGAAAAAGAGTTTGACCAGGTGGTGCTTTTTATTAGCTTCATACTTCATCCCCCACCACCACCTATATCACCATAACACTGCTCATACCACTAAGCAGTCCGAGAGCGACACCACAGCCAGTGCTCGAGCACCAGCAGTGCCTTATCAGTCTGCCAGTGTACCAACAGCGATGAAAGCGAGAAACGTTACTGCCAATATTGTGAAAATCATTTTGTGTCCTTTTCTTTATCCAATGAAACCATTATACTGGTCTCCAGGATATTGTCAAGCGGCTTTCAGCATAACCACTGGATATTTCACAAAACCAGTGGTGTCCTTTTTAGCCTTGCCTTTTGCATACAATCCAACAACCACACCTTTTGGATCAAGGAAACGGAGGTCGGACTCGTCACCATTAAAGACTGGTTTGCCATTGTAGAATTCCGGCATTGGTTCGGTTTTCTTTAGACCGAACACCGTAGCTACATTGTAACCCTGTGCCATTGCTTTCAGGACGTCAACGTCATTACCGTCAGCGGCAGAAAAGGTCAAGCTGTAATTGGAGAGACCTTGAATTTTACGACCAAGGATTTTGGTGTAGTCATAAAACACCACTTCTGGGAAGGCTTTGAAAACATTGTCAAATTTGACACCATCACGGACAACCTCGTATTTTTCGAATGCCAAGTCCGAAGTACCATTCAAGCGGAATACAGGCACCAAGTTTTGCTTGATGGACTGCTTAATGCCTAGAATGATATCCTTGACCAAGTCCACCATAAAAGCATCGCGATTCTCGAAAAACTGTTTGGTTTTGCGGATACGTGCTTGTTGGATCATATTGGTAAACTCTCCTTTTTTGAACATGCCACCACGACCCGCAGTATTAAGACAAGCAGCAGAGCATCCATCGGTACGCTTAGGGCAGGTTTCATAGCCAGACAGGGTCGCTGGTGCCAAGTGTAGGATGAAGGTATTGAAACCTTGCTTCTGGCCTTTGAGAGTTTTTGGATTGCCTGTGGAGAGTAATTTCATAATTTGCTTTCTTTATCGATTCAATACAACCATTTTACAGGTGTCCATCCTAATGGCAATGGTTTGTGGCAATCTTTTTTGTTGTGAAAATACAACAGCAGGGGATGGTTGCCATTATCCTGTAGACCTGTAGAATGGCTGCATTAACTAAGGAGAAGCAATATGATGATTTTCGCAATAGTTGCAGCAATGACATTCTGTGGCATGGTACTGAAAGCATCCTTTCTGGACTATCTGGATAGTATAAGGAATTAATATGGAAAAG